CGCTCTGCCGCTAACTTTTCACGGTGGATACGGTCAAATTTCATTGCCGCACCAGGGAAACTCCCTGACCACCCTTCCAATTTAACGCTAGGTGCGCTGATTGTGCGACTGGCTGAACCACCGCACTCACACTGAACAGATTGCGCCTCATAAACACAATACCGTTCAATTTTGTGTCCGTTTTCACAGACAAAATCATACATTCTTTTCATTTAATTCCTCGTAGGCTCGTTCGCTGACCTCTTTCAAGGTTTTCAGCCAAGTCAAGATGGAAAGTTCACCTTTGCGAAACATCAAGGTCTTTTCATCAGGAATAACGCTTATATTATTGAGGGACTCTATCATATTGTCAATGTCAATAGTCAAGTCTTTCCAGCCATCCATGCTCATCATGGAGAACCGTTCCTCGTAATAGCGTTGAAGCTCTGGTGTCACCCTGTCACCTCATCTGCTGGCTCTGGTGTGTTGCCTTCAGCCACCCAAGCAAGATAGGCTTCAGCGGTCACAAGGCATGACTCTTGTTTGCCATCAGGCCACTCACGCCATACGACTTGTGTTGTCTGCGGGGATTGCAAAGGCAATAGTTTCCAATTTGGTTCGTTCATAGTTCACACCCTGTAAAAAGAATTTTTCCGCTTGCAGAATTGAAATACAAGATTCCTGTATCGTTTGCTGTAAGTCCACTTGCTACACCAAACGCCAAAGAACTAGATTCTGTACTTGCGCCAATCCCCCCAAAAGCAAGTAAGTTCAAAACAATGCTTCCAGCTCTTGGGTTATAGACAACTATGTTTGATGCGGATGAAACCGTTATACCAGTCGGGGCTACTCTGGCAGAAGTTTTGAACGGCAAAATAATATTGCCCGCTGTTGTAGAGTTAATAGTACAGCCGCCGCCAATAGAGTCTAACGTGCTTGTAGAAACAAACGCTGGCAAATACCGCTGGCACAAAGCCAACTCAGTTCCTATTGGCCTGTAGTCAAAGCTCGTTGCTGTTGAGCCTTTTTCCAGTTGAACGCCTGTGATGTAGAACGTAGCTCCTGTGGTTTGAGTCCAATTTACAGAACCACTTGTGCGAGTAAAAAGTCCAGCCGCCCATGCACCAGCAGTTGTGTTGTATGTTGATCCAGAGCCAAGATCAAAACTGACACGAATACCAGTACCATTTGTGTTATTTAGCCATGTTCCTGCGGTATCACCTGCAATAGTTATCGTTTTTTGCTCAAATGTATTTGCCGCACTAATCGTGTATGTAGCAACATAACTTCTGTTATTTGCGCTGTTTATTAAAGAAACACTGTATGTTCCAGTAATACTAGAGCGAACCCAGAAAGACAAAGTAACTGTGGCGGCAGACGCAGAACCAAAAGCCAAATCTGATGTATTGTAGGCTTCAATTTTGTGTTGGGTAACAGCTAAATCGCCAGTTGCAGGAGTCCAAGCTGTGTTTGCTGTCAACAACATTGAGTTGTAAAAGCCAGTTGGTGCTGTTGTGGATTGCTGTCCATAAAAGACACCAGATGAAGTGTCTTTAAAAACTTGAAAACGGTCAACAGGGTAAGCTGAACTGCCATTTGGAATGGTAATCTGCGCCCCCGCATTCCTCTGGTCTATGACCATTGCGCCATTGATGATGCGGTTTTTAAACCCAAAGCCAGTAGCCGCAGTGGTCTGCGTTGAATTGTCAGGGAACGTTACCCCTGTGCTTACTAGTGAAACTGCCATTTTCTAATACCCCCTTTAAGGTGTTCCATTTGCAACAATGTTTGTTGCAGAAGTGATGATTCCAGTTGAAGACATAGAAGCAATTGTCGTTGCCCCATACTTGAACAGCAACTTACCACCAGACTCCTCAATTGTAAAGTTGGTAGTAAGCAGTTTAGGCGTTGATGCCGCAGTCCCTGTTGTGTTCTGATTCAATGTAGGAACATCAGCCGCAACCAATGCCCTAAATGTAGGCACTCCAGCAGAACCATTAGGAGATGCCAACACATAGTTAGCAGTCTTGGATGCGTATGGATTAAGTGTGTCGCCATAACCAGAAGCCAGTCCAACAGTAATAGTCCCCGCACCCTCAGTAATGCTGACACCAGTTCCATCAGTCAGTGTGTTTTTCTCCCACAAAGATGTAGAAGCGTTGTAGATTAAGACTTGTCCATTGCTAGGAGATTGAGCCGACACATTGTGCAACTCATCCATCTCATAGCCGTTTTGAACCTTAACAAACAACTTACCCTGAGTTGGATGTGCGTGTTCTACAACAGCCACATAAACAAGGTGTTGAGGGGCATAAGGCTTAGTAGCTGTCAAAGTACCAGCAGTAGTAGGACTCAAATACAGTTGTTCGCCATCTGTATATGCTGATGTATTGATGTTCTGAATTAAGCCAATGATGGTGACATAACCATTAGAGTTGTTTGCTAAATCAGCACTCATCAAACCCAATGTCTGAGCAGATGTGGCATCTGAAGTAGCCAAAGCCTTGGAAACCGTAGGAATCTGACCAGTTGCACCATTGATATAAACAGCAGTCCCTTTAGTCAATGTTGCACCAGTTGTATTGCGTACCAAACAAATTACATTTGTAGTAGATGCAGATACAGCAACACTCAAATCAGCAACACCAGATGTAGTCGATACTGTGACACTTCCATCAGTAGAAGTGACGCTACCAATGGCATTGACATCAGTGTAGGTAAGAGAAACCGCACCAGTTTGACTATTGACACTGGTCACCAAGTTAGATTGGTCAATCTTCTGCCAAACTGAACCATTGAACAGCAACCAGTCACCAATTTGCCAATCAGTGATGCCATTCAGGTTTGTAGAACCAGCAGTATCAACAACATAGTAGTAGCCGTTTGTCCCAACACTAGAAGTAAGAGTAGGGGTGTTAGTCGTAGCGTTCCAAGTACCTTGATAACTCAATCCACCAGCAACAGAACCCCAAGATAAGGCAGAGCCATTGGTAGTTAAAAACTTACCAGCATTGCCGCTTTGGGATGGAATGGTAATAGCATCAATTTGCGCCTGAAGTGACGCTATTGAATCAAGTACAGACTGAGAAGTACCGCCACCATTAGTAATGACTTTGATGCGTTCTGCAAGGTCAGGAGCAACAACTTCACCAACATTGAGTTCACGACCAGTAGACAGGACGATAATAAGGCTACCGTCAAAATCAATGCGAGCATCGGTAACAGACACACCGTCAGCACCATCCACTCCATCACGCCCATCTCTACCAGCGTCACCCTTATCGCCTTTGAGTCCATCTCGACCCGACTTTCCATCTTTTCCATCTCGTCCATCCTTGCCATCAATGCCATTACGCAAGTTAGAAGCACGATCTTGAATAGAGGAATTCAAGTCTGCAAATCGACTCTCAAGGTCAGTCTTGATACGCTTTAAGCCCTGAATCACCAATTCAGCACTCTTGCCAATGGTCTCGTTTCTGGCTTTAGCGGCTTTTTCTTCAGCAGACTTTTGTAGCGCAGTCAATAAAGCCATCTGCTCATCAGCAGACATATTCTCAATGCCTAGCTTGCGCTCTAAGTCAAGAATATCCATTATGTGAGTTCCCTAGACAATCTGTCTAAAAAGTCATTCTCGACCTTGCTTTGCTTGTCAGCCATTTGCAACTCGACAATCTTAGACTTGTTCTTGATGTCTGCCTCTTTCAACATCAGTTCAGCAATCTTAACCCGCTTGTCAAACTCCTGTGAAGATGCCATATCTTCATTAGGCAAGTTCTTGGTGATAGAAGCCATGTTCTTGGCCTGAATCTCTTGCGGCATCAACTGAGTTTCCATAGACAACTTCACAGCATTGGCCTTGTTCTCCTCAGCCTGAGTAGTCTGAACCGCAATCTGTGCTTGAGCCGCTTGCATCGCCAACTGTGCTTGCATCTGCTCAATCTCTTGCTGTTGCGGATTAGGCTTGCTCATCTCCTCCAAAGCCGCAATCAATTCAAAGCGGTTTGTCAAACTGGAGTTAGACAAGATACCTTTGAGGATGATCGGCAAAACAGGGGTATTCGGGCCAAGAGTCTGCAACAAACCAATGAATTGCTGTTGCTCATACTCTCTAGCAATGATGCCCAAGGTGGCAGTTGGCACAAAGTTCATGTCCACAGAAGGATAACGCTCTGGGTCAAACTGCATATAGCGGAAAGCCGCCTTCTTGATAAAGGGAATCAGGAAGTCTTCTTGGAAATTGACCAATGTACGCTTGTACTTCTTGATGATCGAGGCCACAGCCATTGACATACCACCCTGACCACCGTCCCGAGAGACATTGCTAACCATGCCCTGTGAGTCAAGCGTACCTGTTGCTTGCAACAACATACGCTCAAACTCCTTGGCAGTGTTCAAGTTGTTCAAACTTGTCTCACCGAACTTGAATGGGAACAAAATCTCGCTAGGTGCGCCGTTAGTCAGAATAGCTTTTCCGGGCTTTACCTCAAATTTAGCGCCTCTAGGCAAACGAGTTGCATCCATTGCAATCATTGGGCTAGTTGTCAGCGCTAAAGAGTCCAAATGGCTACGAGTTTGGGCATCAATAGCTTTTTGCATATTGAAAGCCTTCTCAACCGTACCCCGACCCAACAAACGGTTAGGAATCGTGTCATCTTGGTAACTCAATACAGGACGATCTTTCATCATGTATGGGTTTTCTTCAGCTTTCAGGAGCAAACCATCGTTGGCAATGACCACAATGGCCTCAACCATGTCGGTGTAGTCTTCAGCGGCTGAATTCTCAGGGAACAACTCGACAATTTCCTTGTTTTCTTCCAAATTGTTCAGGTATTCCCTTGGCACAAGACCGTAATAGGTCAGCAAAAGCACTTTTTCGTCCTGATATTGGCTTACCTCTTGTGTTGGCTCCAAATCAGTGTCTTCATAGGTAGGCGTGATGTCTACTTTGCGGTAGATGCCACGCTCAATACCCTCAACAACCTTGTGAATTGAGACATACTTCTCAATAGCCACGCCCATACAGTCATCAATGCTTGTCCCATTGGGGTCAAACAAGAAGTTCTTGGGGTTTACAGGGACAATCTTGACCGCAATACGGTTGGTTTCAGTCACACCGATAGCAGCTTGCCCAACTTGTCCAGGGATTGCCTTGGTTGTTGGGATGTACTCTTTCTCAGTCTTGACGATGATCTCGCCAATACCTGTTCCATAGATTTCAGCCATCAACTCAATCTGGTCGATAGATTTTCTGATTTTGTCTTTCTTGAAGTCTTCCATCATTTGGGCTTTGAGAGCCTCAACATCTAATGGATTACCGTCTACATCCTTGAGATCGTCTTGGATGTCAAAGTAGTCGCCTTGACCGAAGATAGCTTCCATGATCTCGGCATGGCGGGTTTCTACGGCTTGTTGGGTAGCGGGGGTGACGATACGGCTACGCTCAGATTCACGAGTCTTGTCTTCTGCCGCCCATTGACCACGGAAGATGCGTTCGTACTCTAGCCAATCAGGGAGGAAGTTAACGTCACGGTAATCACGCCACCGTTGGCAATGGTCAACAACAAATCCAGTTAGTTCTTTGTCAGCCTCTGTCGGCTCGTAGAACTCGTTTTGCTCTAGTTTCACTTGTTTGTCTGTTGCCATGTGTAGCCCTTATATCCCTGAAATTACGTCAAGTGGCTCCCACTCATCTTCTTGGTCGTCTTGGAAGTATGAGGTGACAGCCAGTTGGTCAATGTACGATAGGGCATCAGGCAAGTCGTCATGAACACCTTGGGAAGGAAACATCAAGAGTTGATCTTTGAATTCATCCCAATCTTCCTCGGAGTTCAGCACAATACGCCCATGCTCAAACCGTCCTTGAAGTGACCAAATGATACGGTCGGCTTTTTTGCGATTGCCGTGGGTCAAGTCAACTATGTGTGAATATACATTATTCTTCCGCATCAAGTCACTCAAATACGGCAAAACTGCGTTTTTTAACGCTCCACGCTCAATTCCTACCGAAAGTGGGCGATATTCCCGCATCTTGAGCAAAATGGTGGCAGCAGTCTCCCTGATGTCCCACCGCCCAAAAACGATCTCTTTGACAAACCATTTGCCATCATCAGTGACCTTGACCACAGCAATGGCAGTCTGGTCTAGCCGCTTCTTAGAATTAGCCGCTTGCTTGGCAACCTCCTCAAATCCCGCTAAGTCACAGGCAATGAAGTAGCTGCCATACTCAGGCTCAGTACCGTATTTCAGCCATTCTTCCTTGAAAACGTCAGAACCAGCATTGTCAAAACTGGCTAGGTATTCTTGTTTGAAAGCAAAGGAAGACAGGGTTTTCTTGGCAGACTCGATCTCATCTGGGTCGATCAGGGGGTTGTCTTTGGTTGTGAAGTGCCAAGATTTCCAGTCTTGGTCTTCTTCTGAGTTTCCGAGTTTAAATACGTCATAGAAAAAGTTACGACCCTTGGGAGTGCCGATGAACATTGCCCGACCCTTTTTGTCTGACAACGAAGCTCGAATAACCTGTTCCCATGCTTCTGGTTTGATGTCGGCAACCTCGTCAAGCACAGCATAGGTGAGTGACACTCCTCGCAGAGTATCTGGGCGATCTGCACCTCTAACATAGATTTTGGCTCCGTTTATCAGGGTGATGTCCATGTTATTGATGTGACTGGCTTGGATAACATCCCTACCCAATTCCATCAGTACGTCCCAGATAATTTGCCTTGCCTGACCATTAGTTGGTGCAACATAAAGCACTGCCGAACCTGCACTACATTGCAGTCCTTCAATCAGGAGGGTAACGGCAGAGAGGCGGGACTTGCCACAGCGCCGACCAGCAGCGATGACTTTAAACCTTGTTTTGTCAGCAAAGACTTCTTGTTGCCAAGGGAGGAGACTGAAGTTCAGATCAGACATCTTTGCTTTCTATGTCTTCAGCGTCAATTGTCTTGTCACCAATGGAGACACCGCCAATACCTGAAATAGTTATGTTAACTGCCGATCGCTGCTTTCCTTCTTTCTCAAACAAGGAGACAGGGAGCATTCTGTCCATACAGAGTTTGATTGCCGCCATCTGTGCGGGGTGTTCGTCATTCATGGCAATCTCAACTGCCTTGTGGACAACATTGGAACCAGCACTGTTTATCAACAACTCTTTGAGTTCTTTGACTCGTTGGAGTTCAGTCTTTGGAAGCATGGGAGGTGGACTATCGGCATAACGAGCCATAGTCATTGGCTTGGGGATAGCCACTTTGACAGCCTTGGGAGGGCGACCTCTTGGCTTTTTCAGTTGTTCAGGTAAAGCATCTATTGCATTCATCTTTTGTCCACAAGAGGGAAGTTAGCAATCACTTTACATCAGAAAAGGAATCTTGTATAGTGGACGCACACTTCGGTGTCTTTGTCAGAGTCTATCGGCTTATGTGCAAATTCTTGGGTAGGAAGTCGAGTCTTCAAGGTGTCGTAGCCTTGGATAGATGTAGTCCCTAGGAAACCACGGAAACGTTCTGGCTGACAAAGTATTGCGGGACAGAAGACTGCCAAGCCCGCCGAGCAGGAGGACTGCATTGTGGATGTGCTGCCTTGGATGGCGAAACTAATCCGTTCTGATGTGTGACGGTACACGGTGCAAACAACATGATGTGGCTACTGGGTCTTTGTTAGGCAAGAGGTGGCTCACACCTAATCCCAGTAGATATGCCTAGGTTGAGCAACCAAGGACAGGACACTCTCCTGACAAATCCCTTAATCCACTTCTCTAGGTGGGTTAGGGGTTTATTTATCAGAACATTCCTTCTTTTCTTCAAAGCTAGTCTTGTTTGTGTCAAACAGTCTGATTTAGCTTTTCGAGTACAGAGGAGGCTACATCAATATTCTCTCTACTCACCCACCCCCTCCCCCCCATAGTAAGCACTCACTAACCAGGCAAGTAAGCACTCACACACATAGAACGTTTCATAATGTGGAATGATGTTTCATAGTGTGGCATAGGGGATCGATGCACCATCCTCAGGGTACTATCCTAAACAACAAAACAATCTAACGATCTGGATCAATAAAGCTTGAAGTTATATTAAATTAGATACTTAGATATTCATAGGGTTTTGGAGCTACTATATAGATCAACGGGTTACAACAACTGGCACGATTCTTTCACATATATAGGTATAGGATCAAGAAAATCCTATGATTCTTTAACTCTTTTGATAGGCGTGAAAATGATTAATGAAGATACAACCGAAATTCTCTCAATCAAAAATAAATCTTTAGGCAAGGTCTTTAAAGACCGCATAAGGTATTCTTTTCATCATATCCCTACAGATACCCTTAAGACAGGATTTTTTGATTTTGAAGATGCTTTAAACGCATGGTATGGCTTTCACGATGAATGGTTTGAAAATCAGTAAATTCTAGGGTTTAGGGTATTTTTAAGAGTACCCTAGCACCTAGTATTTTCTAGGTTTTTTTGATAGGTGTGAATCATGGTCAATCCATACAAAACAATCCTCAAATCCTTAGGTCTAACCTATAAGACAATTCTAGGTGAATCTTCAGCGAAGACCGTTAAAGGGGAGAAGATCGGTTATCTAACTGGCATTGTCTACCTAGTACCCGATCACAATCTATGTCCCCTTGCAAGGGCTGCTGGGTGCTTCGAAGGCTGTCTCAAATCAGCGGGAAGGGGAGCATTCAATACAGTACAACAAGCTAGACAATCCAAAACCGATTATTTTTATAACAATCAACTAGCTTTTCTTTTGTCGTTAGCTGCTGACATATGGTCATTAGAGCGAAGAGCGAAGAGTCTAGGCTTGATCCCTTTAGTTAGACCTAACGGAACAAGCGATATCCCTTATGAGAATCTAATCGTATGGGATAACAAAACCATTTTTCAGCTATTCCCTGAAATACAGTTTTATGACTACACAAAAATACCTAGCCGTAACCTAGTAGGTAAAACAAGCGGGAATTATGATCTTACCTATAGCTTTTCAGCTATCACGCCAAAACCGATATCAATCAAGGGATTGACTAACCCAAATAATTCAAGGGTAGCTGTCGTATTCCAAAAACAATCCGATATCCCTTCAAGCTTTAGATCATGGCCCGTTGTTGACGGTGACGATAGCGATGTACGTCATATTGAGCCCAAAAATGTAGTAGTAGCTTTATACGCTAAGGGGAAAGCTAAACGAGAGGATAACGGTTTTGTCCAAATCAAGGGGATCCATTATGCATAAGACCATGATCGCAAAATACAATGGCATATGTTCCGTATCAGGGGCTGCTATCAATAAAGGGGATGATATTGTCTACGATACTGTCACCAAAAAAGCATGGTTAGAAGAGCCTGGGGATTGTAGGGTTAGGACAATTCCAGATCATGGCCGTTATATATCCGATAGCTATAGATTCTCAAGCGGGCATATAGCATATCGTAATAAGAGAGGATTGTGCATTGATGCACCATGCTGCGGGTGTTGTACTGGATAGATTCTAGACTGTAGACCGTTATCTCTAGCGGTCTATGGCCTAGTATCTTCGCTAGGGCTTTTCATAGGTGTTAATGATGGACAAAATCGATCAAATTGTTGTGGGTGTATGCCTAACTGGGTTTTTATGCTTGATGATCATCATCGGATTGTGGGGTTAAGCATGGAAGATCATAAAGCTTATTTATCTTATAGTGCTGAAAGAAAATGGATTCTTATCTATCAGGGATCACCATTATGCGATTATAAAAAATCATATGATGAAGTAATTCTTGCTGCTAAACAATATAGTATTAAGCTTCCAGAAGTATCATGGGATGCTGACAATGCACAATGGATCGATACCCTAGAATTGAGAGGTAACCATGAATAATGAAGAGCTAGACCAAAAAGCGGCATATGTACTGGGTGCATATCATGCCTTATATGAATATTTTCAACACAATCCATTCATGGATAAATATTACAATGAATATAAACAAGGATATGATGAAGTAATCAACGGTTTAAACAATGATAATTTGAGGGTTTTCTTATGATCTATGCCACTGTCGCATTAATCCTGAGAATTATCTTTAAAAAATGAAGGGTGTTAACATGATAAAAGTAGGAAAATACAATATTCGTATTGTAAAAAATGGTGATAAATACGGTTTAGATCATAAATTAACCTATGATGAAGATAAGCCTATGGTCGAATTTTATGATTCTAGGTATCCTCATTCTGATTTTGGTCAATTTATTAGCCGTTATTACATAGGCACAATACTATGTCTAGACGGTTATTATGGGAGCCCTTTAGACAATGGCCTATGTTTAGACGGTGGAAACCCTAACGAGTGGAGCGTTTCATCATGTGAAATGCAAGTAGTAAAAGAATATATCAGCCAGCACATCTAAGTTAGTTAACACTAACATCTAACCACCTTCGGGTGGTTTTTTATTGTCTACTATGTTAGTGAGTACTTTCCAATTTTGGGCTTTTTTAGGGCTTTTTATGGTCTACCTATACCTAACCCTAGCTTCAGTATAAAAATCGATTGTAGGCACTTTTAAAGCTGTCTAATCGATATCGTTATCGGCCATCAAGCATAGACCGATACAGTCTAGCGGATCATCAAGCCGTAATCCCACATTGTGAAAATGCCTAGCCCACATGAGAGCGACCCTTATCCCATGTTCATTGTCACCATTGCCAATTGTCTCAGCTATCAATCCCTCTTCTTTAGACAAGGTGATTCTGAGTAATCGAGGGTATTCATTGGGGTTTTTTCGGGGTGTACCCATTTAATTCATGCCTTAAATATTCTGCAATTAATAGGGCTTCTGCTTTGTTTATGTCCTTTTTGAGCTTTAATTTGGCTTCAGGCCATAAATATCTAGCCATGTCCAACGATTCGTTTTTGTCTGCTGTTAGGTGAAAGTGCTTTTTCCACTTCTGAGGGGTGACAAGATGCACAGGGTATCGGGTTAACTGACAAACTGCTGAAATGACACCCACAGCACGACCAAACGAAAAGGTAGAGCTAACCCCTTGGTTTGGCATCGAATGCACCTGCTCCATGCAAATCTCTGCGCCTTCCTTGGGGTCAACTAGGCCAAGAATCCTAGACTTGAAAACCAAGGCCAAGATGTGCTTGTCTTGATGCTCAATGTTGAAGGCTTCCAAGTAGTTCCCATGATGGTCAACTGCCCCAAGTGCGCCGTTAATGCTGCCTGGGTCAATCCCTATGTAAATCATTGATTTTCCTTAACTTTCTGCAAAAACTCTGCTTGGATGCCGCTGTAAAACCCATAAACGTCATTCTCCAACTGTTTCACCCTGTGCCAAGCATGGTGCTTGAATCCCTGAGTTTTCGCCATCCTGACAAGATGCAATAAGGTCTGGTATCGGTGTTCCTCGAAGGTCGCCACATATCCACAAAGCTCTCGTGACTGCGAGATTGGAATAGTTGTTGATTCCATTTTTGATTTCATCCAGCAACAGATTGGCTTCGACTCTGGTCATAAATCCTCCTTGGTAAACCTAAATTGAAAACGCTGTTTCCTGTCAGTCGTTTGCGCTTGTTTGCGTTATATCGTCTGACATTATCTATCCGACTAGGTTTAGGCTTTGGTTTATCGGGAAAGTCACCCAAGGCATAAATAGCCCTTGGATAGCGTCTATCGTGTGTTTCGTGCTCGAAGGTATAGCCAATAACATAAATGCGCTTA